GCCAGATCAGGTCATAATCGGTGCAAGACCGAAGCAAAACGCCTTAAATCGGCAGCAGGCGGTCTTAGAAAGCCAACCTGAAATGATGCTAGGCGAACCAATGCCACGCATCCACACGCCGCTCAATGATGCTCCTAGTCGAGGTCAAGAGCTTATTGATTTTGCTGATCGACTCTTTGAACATGGCTTTATGCAGTGGCAAAAGAACCTTGCGATACACAGTTGCAAGGTAAAACCTGATGGCAGATGGCTCCATCCAATTTTCAATGCCACAGTAGCCCGTCAAAATGGAAAATCGACCTATATGAACGCTCGAATACTTATGGGTTTGTTTGAATGGGATGAGCCACTTCAGATTTTGTCTTCACACCGACTTCAAACATCGCTGGAGCGCTTTCGAGAACTTGTAGGCATGATTGAGCAGCAGGATGAATTAGCTAAACAAGTCAAGCGTATTCGCTGGGCGCATGGATCGGAGGAAATTGAAGCTTTGAATGGAAATCGTCTTGTGTTAAAGGCTGGCGGCGCGGCTGCTCGCGGTATGGCTAGACCATCGACCATTTACCTTGACGAATTACGAGAGATGCGAGATATGGAGTCCTTTGCATCGCTTCGATATTCAATGATGGCTTCGCCTAATCCACAATTGCTGACTTTTACAAATGCTGGTGATGCTACAAGCCTTGTGCTTAATTCTTTCCGCGAAAGAGCGCTCGCGGCTGCGGCTGGAGCAAAAGATGATATTGGCTATTTTGAATGGAGTGCGCCAACGGATGATGTAAGTCTGGAAAACGCTCGATATTCAAATCCTGCGCTTGGGATCACAATTCATCCTGATAATTTGAACGCAGTTTTCAATGATCCGCCAGATGTGGTGCAAACTGAAGTCCTTTGCCGCTGGGTTCAGACAATCAATTCAGTAATCGATACAAATGCATGGAGCAAATGCGTTGATAAATCAGTTGATTTGGATACCGAAAAACTCACTTGGTTGGCGGTGGATATGAGTCCAGATCGCAGATTTGCAGCTCTTGTTGGCGCTCAAAAGTTAGGCAAGGAGCAGTTTATTGTGAAGCTTCTACACACTTGGGAGAATGATCTTCAGTTGGATGATAAAGCAATTGCCAATGAAACCGCCGATTATTGTCGGAAATATCCAATAGAATATTTACTTTATTCTCGCAGAACATCGGGAGCGGTTGCCGCTCGTATGCAACCAGCAGGTATTCCAATCTTCGACATGGACTCCAGTTATCCGCAGAGTTGCGATGAACTTGTAGGAGCAATCAACTCAGGTCGCTTGAAGCATCGTGGTCAAGAAGAATTAACAAAGCAAATGCTCAGTGCAGTTGCTTTGAAGCGTAACGATGGTTGGATCATCGGGCGCAGGGCTAGTGGATCGGCGGTTTGCGCTGCGGTGGCTACCGCTCTTGCCACTCACTTTGCGACACGCCCAGAGATAGAGATTGATATTCTTTCGGTTTAAGAGTAAAAGCCTTGCGAGAATACGCGCATGGGTTTAAGGGATAGTTTCCGCACAAAGGCAATCGAGCCGACCAGTGCAGATGTAGAAGCAGCGCTTCCATTACCGACCATTGACTCTTTAATCGTTCCTTTCAATGGCACAGTTACCGCTACACGCGAAGAAGCAATGAGCATCCCAGCACTTGCTCGCGCTCGTAACATTATTTGTAGCGCGATTGCATCATTGCCATTAGAAGTTTGGGATAAAGCAACTGGCGCTGAAGTCGATGCTCCAAAATCAATTACATTGCCAGATCGCCGAGTTAATGCAGCTGCAACTTACACTTGGATCGCAGAAGACTTACTTTTCTATGGATACGCCTATTTCAGAATAAATGAACTCTATGCCGATACTGGCAGAGTCCGCGATGGCGAGCGCATCAATCCAACTCGCGTTCAAATTGTTACCAACAGACTCTCAACGGAAATTGATTATTATGTCGTGGATGGTTTTCCATGTCCGACATCTGGAGTAGGTTCTCTTGTCGTATTTTACGGAAGTGATGAGGGCTTACTAAATCGCGCTGGAAGAACTATTCGCGCAGGTGCAGAATTAGAACGCGCAGCTGCAATGTATGCAAAAGAGCCAGCGCCAACAATGGTTCTAAAATCAAATGGATCAGCACTTCCATCTGATCGCATTGCAAAACTTTTAGAGTCTTGGGGCGTTGCTCGCCGAAATCGTGCAACTGCATTTCTAAATGCCGATGTATCACTTGAAACAGTTGGCTTCGACCCTGAGAAGTTGCAACTAAATCAAGCCCGTTCTTATATTGCTACGGAACTCGCCAGAGCAATTGGAATTCCTGCTTATTTCGTAGATGCCGAAACTGGATCATCAATGACTTATGCAAATGCAAATCTCGCTCGACAAACTCTTGTTGATTTTTCATTGCGACCAGTTATGACTTCAATTGAGGAAAGGCTTTCGATGCCAGATTTCCTGCCTAGTTCTCAAATTTGCAAATTTTCGTTAGATGATTACTTGCGCGGATCAGCTTATGAACGCGCACAAGTTTATGAAATTCTCAACCGCATCGGCGTTATGTCGGCTGAGGAAATACGCCAACAAGAGGAAATGGTCAAATGAAACTAAATATGCCAATGACCATCACCGCAGCTGATGATCAGAGCCGCACAATCACTGGTCGCATTGTTGCGTTTGATGAAGTCGCAAATGCATCAACAGGGCGCGTAGTTTTTGCGCAGGGTTCAATTGAACCAAAACTTGTTATGCTAAATCTCGAACATGATCGCACTCGCCGCATTGGTAAAGCGCTTTCGATGGAATTTGCAGATGGTGGAAAGTCAATCGATGCAACTTTCAAAATTTCACAGACCACTGCTGGCAATGATGCAATCGTTGAAGCAATGGATGGTCTGCGCGATGGTTTTTCAGTTGAATTGAAAGTGGATGATTACGAAGTTGCAAAAGATGGAACAATGCGCGTTCTTAAAGGCACATTAGAGGGTGTTGCTCTAACAAGCGAACCAGCGGTGCGATCAGCGCGCGTTACCGAAGTTGCGGCAACCGAAGATGAAGAAAATTCTGAAGCCGAAAAAGTTTCAGATGCAAACACAAATCCAAATGAAGGAGAACAAGAAGTGGAAAACACTGCCGTTCCAGCTCCTGCCGAAGATGTAGCGGTAGAAGCATCTGAAAGCGTTAAGGCAACCACAAAGCCTTTAGCTTATACATCACCACGCTCACCAATTGTTTCAGGTGGCACTTACCTGCAACACACAATCCTTGCGAAGTTAGGTAATGAAGACTCACGCCAATATGTAATGGCTGCCGATGACTCATTCACAACCAACCCAGCATTTTCTCCAGTGGCTTATGTGCGCAATGTCGCTCAAAACACCACATCAATCCGCCCAGTCGTAGATGCTTGCGGTGGCACTCGCCCACTACCAGCATCAGGTATGACTGTTTCAATTCCAAAGATCACCACCAACTCAACAGTGGCAACAGTTGCTGAGGGTGGAGATACCACTGGCACAACTCAGATTACTTCTGCATATGTAAATGCAACAGTGATCAAAAAAGCTGGCTTCCAGCGCTATTCACAAGAATTGCTTTTGCGTTCTGACCCAAGCTTTTATGAAATTATGCTTCAGAATTTACGCGATGGTTATGCACAGGCAATTGATGAATATGTAATTGCTCAGATCACCGCAGGTGGCACACAGGCAGCAACCACTGCTGCAACTTCTGCTGGCATGATCTCATTCGTTTCAACTGAAGCGGCTGCTGCGTATAACGCGACAAAGCGTGTAGCAACTTCTCTAGTATCTGGAACTGGCACATGGTCGCTTCTAATGGGTGCAACTGACTCAACTGGTCGCCCTATTTACAATGCAGCGCAGCCAATGAACGCTGGTGGCAATGCAAACCCGACATCATTGCGTGGCAATGTGCTTGGTCTTGATTACTATGTAGATGCAAACATGGTTTCAACAGTCATCGATGAGTCTTCATTCATCATTGAAAAGAACTCAATCGAAATCTATGAAAGCCCAGCGCTTACACTTCAGACCAATGTGCCAGCAACAGGCGAAATCGAACTTGAACTATTCGGCTTCGTAGCAGCTGGCGTTACATGGGCTGGCGGACTTCGCCGCTTCAACCTAACTTGATCTGAACCTAGTCGCTCCCGAATAGGTTAAACAGAGAGGAAACGAAATGCCAAACATCATAACCGCAAGCCAACTGCGCACAGTGCTTGGCGTTTCGTCTTCCTTGTATTCTGATGCCTATTTAAACGGGATTATTGAAAGCGCAGAGGGCGTAGTCCTGCCGCTACTTGAAAGTTATTCAAATCGTATTCAAGGCTATGAAATCAAAAATGGCACTGCAATTTTGACCACGCAATTGCCAAATCTTTTCGTAGAAAACCAAACATTAACAATTTCGGGCGTATCAACTGCTCTTAATGGCAGTCATGTAGTAACCAACACATATTTGCGCCCATATTTCTTTTCCATCGCTACAAATGAAGCTGATTTGACTTACCAGCCATTGATACCGCAGGGAACTGCTTATGTATCTGGAAAAAGCGCTGGAGAACTTTATGCAGCTGATCCAGATATTGAAAACGCAATCACAATCGTTAGCGTTGAGATTTTCCAGTCAATTACTGCTGCTGGCGGTCAAATTGAGGGAGTCGATTTCACGCCAGCGCCTTACCGAATGGGTCGATCATTAAGCGCTCGCGTTTATTCGCTTATCGCTAAATATGTCGAAGTTGGAAGCATGGCTCAATAATGCCAACACCAACGACCATTTCAACAAATGTGCGCGATGCGCTTGCAACTTCTTTAAGTAGCGTTGCAGCTTCGGTTTATTCAGAGCCGCCAGAAACAGTAATTCCACCAGCTTGTATTATTGTTCCAGATCAGCCATATCTCGAAAGCGAATTTATTGGCAATGCATCAGTGCGCGTAAAAATAAATTTTGTCGTAACCGCTGCGGTTGCTTACTATTCAAATGCTGGAGCGCTCGATAATTTAGAGCAATTGATTATTGCAATTATGGGAGTCATTCCTACAAATTACACAGTCGGCAATGTGAGCCGACCAAATATCACCCAAGTCGGTGCAACAAATTTGCTGGTCGCGGACATCGAGATCAGCACTAACTACACGCAACAAACAATCTAAGGAGAAAACAGTGGCAACCACAGTAATCACAGGGCGCGACATCACGCTCTCATTTACTGGCGGCACAGACATCGAGGCGCAAGCGACTAGCGCGGTGCTAACAAAGGTGAATGAGCGCCAGACTTATCAAACTCTCGATGGCGAGGCTTACAAAACCACTAATATCAGTGGCACATTCGCTTTAGAGATGCTTGCAGATTGGGGCAAGACAAGCTCCGTTTGCGAAGCAATCTGGGCGGCTGCGGAGTCAGCGCCAGATACTGCAATAAGCGTAACTCTTACCGCTGCAACGGGCGCACAATTTGTTTTTGGCATTATGCCTGATTTTCCTACTGCTGGCGGTGCTGGAATTGATGCACAGACAGTTTCATGGAATTTTAAGGTTTATCAGGGAACAGTTACAGAAACCTTTAGTTAAAAAAAGGATCGGGAGCAATGAAACTACCAATAACAATCGAATACACAAATGGCAAACAAGAAACCTATGTGGCGCAGCCGCCTGAATGGGTTAAATGGGAGCTAAAAACAGGCAATACCATCTCGCAAGCGCAAGAGAAGATTGGGCTGCACGATCTTCTCTTTCTTGCATATCATGCTATGAAGCGTGAAACCGCAGGTGCTACACCCATTAAACCTTTCGAGGTATGGTGTGAAACAGTCTTAGATGTGATTGTCGGTGATGCAAACCCAAAAGCCATTCAGCTGGAAGCATCTCCCGAATAGTTTGGGAAATCAGTCTTGCTAGTGGAATTGCTCCATCTGAATTTCATTCGGCTGAAGATTTGCTCACAGTTTTGGAAATTCTAAAGGAGCGAAATGGCTGATGATTTAGAAGTGGCTTTTGATAAAGCTGAGTTATCGGCAATTTATCGTGCTTTCAAATCGATGGATCAAGCGGCAATTGATCAGGCAAAGCAACAATCAGGTGCTTTAACTGAATATTTGCGCGGCAAAATCATTAACACTGCTCAGGGGCGAGGACAGGACTCAAAATCTGCATCTCGCATTGCTGAGGGAAGTCGTGTCAAAAAATCATCGAAAATTGGCGAATTAAATATAGGTTACGCAAGTCAGCGTTTTTCAGGTGGCGGCACAACTCAAATGCTTTGGGGTGGCAATGAATTTGGATCTAATAAATTCAAACAATTTCCAGTTTGGTCAGGCAGTGAGGGTCGTGGCTCAAAAGGTTGGTTTATTTATCCAACGCTTCGCAGAGAACAACCATATATCGTGAGAGAATGGGAACAAGCGTTTCAAAAGATTGCTGGAAAGTGGGATGAGTAATGGCTAACGCATCGAGAACTCTCACGCTCAAACTGCTTGCCGATATAGACAATTTTCAAAAAAATCTAAAAAACGCAGATAATAATGTAAGCGGATTTGAAGCTGGTATTCAAAAGTTTTCCAAAGTAGCTGGAGCAGCATTTTTGGCAGCAGGTGCTGCCGCAGCTGCTTATGCTGGGAAAATTGCTATTGATGGCGTTAAAGCGGCAATTGAAGATGAAGCTGCGCAACTAAAACTTGCCAAAAGTCTGGAAAATGTAACTGGCGCAACTGATGCTCAAATAAAAGCGACTGAAGATTATATCTTAAAAACATCTTTGGCTTATGGTGTTACCGATGAGCAATTAAGACCTAGTTTGGATCGACTCGTTAGAAGCACGAAATCAGTTGAAGAAGCACAAAAGCTTCAGACTCTCGCGCTGAACATTGCGGCTGGCACAGGTAAAGATTTAACTGCGGTGTCAGAGGCACTTGCTCGCGCACATGACGGGAATTTTGGATCACTTAAAAAATTAGGTGTATCCATTGATGAGTCAATAATCAAACAAAAAGATTTCGATGCAGCCACAAAAGTTTTGGCAGAAACTTTCCAAAATCAAGCAAGCGCTCAAGCTGATACTTTCAGCGGAAAAATGAACCGCCTAAAAGTCGCATTTGATGAGGGCAAAGAAACCATTGGCGGATTTATTCTTGATGCAATTACTCCGATGGTCAATGGAATTGTTGAAAAAGTTATTCCAGCAGTTACCGCTTTTATTGATGGTATTGGTGGCACAAAGGGTCTTAAAGCGGCTTTTGATCAATATGCTGAAGCGGCAAAAGCGATTTTTATACCTATTTTTGAGGGCATCAAATTTGCCTTTGATCAAGTAAAAAATGCAATTATGAATAACAAAGAGGAATTTCAAGCATTATTTAATTTCCTAAAAGATTTTGTTGCACCATTGTTGGGCGGCGCATTGAAATTGGCAATACAAGGTATTGGAATAGCTCTCAGCGCGGTCATTAATACCATTGGATTTTTTATTGACAAAATTACAGCAGCGTATGATGCAGTAAAGAAATTGATTGATTTTGTAAAAAATAATCCAGTTACGAAATTTTTGACTGGTGCATCCTTTGGCACATCTAATGCTTCATTTATGCAAACTGATTATTCTTCATCTTCAGTCGGCGGCGGCGGCGGTTATGGAATTATGACTCCAGAGCAGCAAGCCCGATTTGAAGAATTAAAAGCACAAAAGGAAATTTTGAAGCAACAAACTGCCGATATTAAGGCACGAATTGCAGCGAGAGCGCGTGGCGAAATAGTTGGATCAGGTAACAATGTAAATATTACAGTCAATGGTGCAATTGATCCAGAAGCTACTTCACGCCAAATTGTAAATTTGTTAAATAATTCATTTTATCGTGGCACTGGTGGTGCAGATGGACTTGTTTATTAATGAGCAATTTCAAACCAATCTGGCAAATAACCATTGATGGAGTAAATTACACCAATTACATTCTTTCCAATTTAACAATATCAAGCGGTAGAGCCAATATTTATGAGCAAGCTTATGCTGGTTACTGCAATTTAACTTTAATAAATCTTGACCAATCTCAAATTGATTTTGACATAACTAGCTCAATAACAGTTTCGATTAAAGACTCAAGTAATACTTTTGTGCCGATATTTGGTGGTTCGATTGTGGATATTGGCATCGCGGTTCAGACCGCATCACAAGTTGCCTTAACTCAGTCGGTGAATGTTCTTGCATTGGGTGCATTGGCTAGATTGCCAAAAACTTTAACAAATGGTGTTTTAGATGTCGCTCTTGATGGTGTTCAAATATCCACAATATTGCATGAGGTTTTATTTAGCCAATGGGCGCAGGTTCCATCAGCTTTGACTTGGGCAACTTATGATCCTACAACTACTTGGGCGAACGCTGAAAACAATGGTTTGGGTGAAATCGACTTAGGCAATTATGAATTACATTCAAGAGCTTCAAGTCGAACAGATGTCTATTCATTAGTGAGTGCATTGGCAAATTCTGGTCTGGGCTATTTATATGAAGATGCACAAGGTTTGATTGGATATGCGGACTCAACTCACCGAACGAATTATCTTGCCGCTAATGGCTATACCGAAATAAGTGGAACCAAAGCTTTAGCAAATGGAGTGAGTATTAAAACAAGGGCTGGAGATGTCCGAAACGATGTAACATTAAGTTACAAAAACAATCAAGAGGTGAGCGCGACAGATAGCGCTTCAATTTATAGTTATGGACAACTTTCACAGATTTTCCAGACATCTTTAGAACATCAAGCAGATGCTCAAGCACAAGCAAATTTTTATTTATCTCTCAGAGCTTATCCGCAAGCGAATTTTGACTCATTGACATTTGAATTGACCAATCCAGAAATTAGCAATACCGAACGCGATAAATTGATAAATATTTTTATGGGATTGCCGATTTCAATTACTGATCTGCCAGTAAATATGGTCGGCGGTCAATTTTTGGGATTTGTCGAGGGCTGGACTTGGACTGCTGGATTTAATCAATTGGCTCTAACCATCACTGCATCTCCGATAGCTTATAGTCTGCAAGCAATGAGATGGAATGATGTGCCAGTGGTTGAAAATTGGTCGAGTGTCGCACCGACTTTAGATTGGGCAAATGCGACAATAGTCGCTTAGAAAAGGAGAAAAAATGGCAAATCCGACAACAAATTTTGGGTGGGTCATGCCCACTTCGACTGACTTAGTTACTGACTTGCCAGCCGATTTTGCGGTGTTTGGTCAAGGTGTTGATACATCGTTTCAATATCTAAAAGGCGGCACGACTGGTCAAATTTTATCAAAAACATCCAATACTGATTTAGCGTATTCATGGATAAACAATACGACTGCCACCAATGATGCACTAAATGCTCCACTTGAAGTTTGTAATATTTCAGCAACCGCATCGACTGGCACGATAAATGTGGAAATTGGATCATTAGGTTCGGTCTGGTATTACACATCAAACGCGACTGCAAATTTTACGCTTAATTTTAGAAAATCAAGCACAGTTTCTCTTTCAACTCTTTTGGCGGTTGGTCAATCTGCGACAATTGTGTTTTTATGCACTAATGGTGCAAGTCCGTATTATCCAACTGCTTTTCAGATAGATGGTTCAGCAGTAACTCCGAAATGGATGGGTGGAACTGCACCAAGTGCAGGAAATGCAAATTCGGTGGATGCTTATACATTCACAATCATTAAAACTGCTGCAACACCAAGTTATTTGGTTCTAGCTGGTCAAACAAAGTTTGCTTAGGATAAGAAAATGCCATTGACATCAACATTTGCTGGTGATAGCGCTCGCGGTTATGGTTTCGCTGGCAAGTTGCCATTACCAGCAGTTTCAAATATTGCAATCTTGACAGTTGCTGGCGGCGGCGGCGGTGGTAATGGAGATAATGGAACTCCAGCTGGCGGCGGTGGCGGAGCTGGTGGTTTCACAAATGACTCATCTTTTGCAGTTACTGGTGGAACAAGTTACACACTAACAGTCGGAGCTGGTGGTGCTAAAAATTCTGGTAATGGTTCCAACACAGTATTTTCCACACGAACAATGATCGGCGGCGGCGGCGGCGCTTATTCATCAGGTGGTTCGGGCAATCTCGGAGCAAATGGTGGTTCAGGCGGCGGCGGCGCTCGATCTGGCGGTGGTGGAACTGGAACATCTGGCCCAGGTTCAAATGGCGGAGGCGCAGCAGGTTCTTATGGCGGCGGCGGCGGTGGTGGTTATTCAGCTACTGGCGGCGGCGGAACAAATCCTAATGGCGGCACGGGTGGTAATGGCGGATCATCAAACATTTCAGGAAGCTCAGTAACTTACGCTGGCGGCGGCGGTGGCGGCGGTTCAGGATCGTCTGGCGGCACTGGCGGCACTGGCGGCGGAGCAAATGGCGGAAGCACTGGAAATGGCTCGGATGGCGGTATCAATTTAGGCGGCGGCGGCGGCGGCGGGGCTGGAAATACAGGCGTTGGTCGTGATGGTGGTGCAGGTGGTTCAGGAATTGTAATAATCAAGTATGCAAACACATATCGCGAAATGACAGTAGGCGCTGGAATTACCTACACTGCACAAGATACAGGTGGAAATCGTATTTACACATTTACCGCAGGAACAGGAACAGTGAGTTTTTAATGGCACATTTTGCGCAAATTGATGAAAATAATATTGTTATTCAAGTTATACCAGCTGGTGATGAATATGAGGAAAATGGTGAAGAACTTTATGCCGAAATTGCTGGTGGTATATGGAAAAGAACGAGTTACAACACATTTGCAAATGAACATTCTGGCGGCGGTATTCCGTTTCGCAAAAACTATGCTCAAATAGGTGGAACTTACGATCAAGAGCGAGATGCTTTTATCCCACCAAAACCAATGGGTGAATATGAATTGGATGAAAATACTTGCAGATGGGTTGAAATAAATGGCTGAATATCCAATCGGAACCGCAGCTCGAATGATCCGCGTGGCTAAAGATGAAATTGGCGTTGCCGAAACAAGCGATAATATCGTCAAATATAACAATGAAAACGGACTTGCATGGTGCGGTTATTTTATTGATTGGTGCGCTAAACGCGCTGGTTTGAAGAAGTTGCCAAGCCAGATCAGCACAATTCAAGGTGCGCACAAGATGAGAGAATTCGGCTGCTGGGTCGATGGTGAGCCAGCCTTAGGCGATTTAGTTTATATGGGGTGGGGCGCAAAAAACGCCATAGAACACATCGGCTTGGTAGTCGGAATAATTGATAAAAAAACAGTCCTGACCATTGAGGGCAACACATCGGGCAATGGATCACAAGCAAATGGTGGGATGGTGATGTTCAAAGAGCGCACAATCGGTAAAGAGATTGTGGGTTTCGCTCGACCAAAATATCTTGCTTATTCGGGAGAATTTCCAATTGTGGAAAGACCACAAAAATCGGGAGTCAAACTGAAAGGCAAAAAATGAAAGAAGCTAAATCATTGCTCGCTTCATGGGCGCGCTCATTTATGGCTGCTGGACTGGCTCTCTATATGGCTGGCGTAACTGATCCAAAGAAGCTTTTAATGGGCGGAGTGGCAGCAATTGCTCCAGTAATTTTGCGCTGGCTTAATCCTGATGACCATTCATTTGGCAAAAAGCCATGAACTCACAAGATGCAATGACCCTTTACCTTGCCACGCTTACAGTCATGGGCGGACTTTCGGCTTTTGTAATAAGCCATTTGCTCACAGAAATCAAGCGCTTGCACGAAAGAGTTGATGATATTTACAACATTCTTTTAGATCGTAAATAAGACACGCCCAAAATTACGCTCATTGCTTGACTGCTCTTTGTGCTTGCTTCACCATAAGCGCAGGGAGCAACAAGGCTTCCTAATTTGAAATCGGGAGCTTCAAATGAATTGGTTACAATGGGTTATGTATTTCAGCATTGGCGGTTTTGCCTACACAATCGGCTGGTATAAAGGGCTAGAAGTTGGTCGCGTTGAGGGTTATCGCCGCCGCAAAGCAATGGCAAATCATGTAAGTCAGCAGGGCAAATAATGACTACAATCAAAATGCCAAAATTGGTTTGGGTTCAATGCGCAGACTGCGGTGAAGTGGATCAAGTGTATTGGGGCGCTTATGGCGCAACAGATGTTTGTCCAGTTTGTAAAGCACCTGCAGCGGCTCTTTTCAAGGTGGAAAAATAATGAAAGAAATCGCACAAGCTTTAGTATTAGCTCAAAGCGCTTTTCAGCCAGCTTTGAAAAATAGCCAAAACCCACATTTTCGCAGCAAATATGCTGATTTAGGCGCTTGCATCGATGCAGTCATTGATGCACTACACGCTAACGGAATTGCTTTAATTCAGCACACTGAAGAAAGCGATAAAGGCGTAATAATCAGCACAACTTTTCTTCATCGATCTGGCGAAATCTATGATGCTGGCTCTTTATTCGTGCCAGCCGCTCAACAAACTCCGCAAGCTTATGGATCAGCGCTGACTTATGCTCGCAGATATTCGCTTATGACTGCTTGCGGTATAGCGCCTGAAGACGATGATGGAAATGCGGCATCAAGGGTTCAACCGCCACGCGTTTTTAATCAACACGATGAAGAAGTTGATGTTTGGGCTACGAACACAATGGATTTCAAAGCAAGCGCAGCTATTTCAGCTGATGCGCCATATTGCAATCACGGTTTAATGACTCTTAAAGAGGGCATCAAAGATGGCAAGCCTTACAAGGGCTACACCTGCCCTGAAAAGGATCGTGCCAATCAATGCCAAGCGCGCTGGATGATAATGTCTAAAAGCACTGGTGAATGGCGTTTTAAGGATGGTGAGTGATGGGATACATGATTGTTACCAGCCTAGCCACAGGCGAACAGGCTTTTATTGGCGATGGGCATATTGTGAAGCTTCCACCGATCACATGGCGCTGCGATTTATGCAAGGCAAACGAGCATCCTGAAAATGGTGCTTTTAGATATGTAAATCATCCGTTTGAGTATTGGGCTTGTAATCGTTGCATCGAGTCAGGTAAAACGCTAAATGATAATTAAACTCGAAAACGCAGAATTGGCACAATGCACAGTCGCAGGGCTTCAACGACTAATGCGCAAACTGGCTGGACATAATTCAGGCTTTTATTACAACAATTCGTTATCTTTCCAAGAGCGCGTTGCTGAGGAGTCTGAGAGCGTGGCAGCTGAATGGGCGGTTGCTAAGTATTATGGACTGCCATTTGATCCTGCTGAGGCAAATAATCACTTTAAGTCAAAAGCCGATGTTGGCAATGCTCTTGAAGTTAAATGGACTAAATACACCGATGGCTCACTGATCATTTACGAGTCAGATCGTAAAACGGACATCGCGGTCTTGGTCGTAGGCAAAAGTCCGACCTTTGTGATAAAGGGTTGGATACCAGTGGCTATGGCACAAAGAGATCGTTACCGCCATTCAAGCCAGCCGACTTGGTGGGTTAGCCAAAATCATTTACAACCAATCGAAACGCTAGGACAAAGCATCTATGCCGCTGCAATTGATTAAAGTTAAATGTCGTGTCTGCCAAAAGAAAACAGATCATGCAAATCTTAACGCCAATAATGAAATGAAATTAGGCGAAAATATGGCTCTTGTCTGCTGCTCCCAATGTGGAGTGATGGGCATTGAAGAAATCGAGGTTGAGAAAAATGCCTGATTACGCTTGGAAATGTAGGTTTTGCGATTTTATTCAAACAGTCTGGAAAGCATTTGCAGCTGAATGGATAATTCCAATTTGCCCAAATTGTGATACTGAGATGATCCGCGATTATCGAATTAGTGGCGTTCATTTCAAAGGCAATGGCTTCTATCAAACGGACAAATAGTTATGCACAATTTACACAAATCTGTGGATAACTTGGTCAAGACTGGTCATAATAAGCGTAAGTTATCCACACCATTGACAAAGGTGTTACGCTTTTCTCGCGCTGGAGAGCCGCTTGCGGTTAGCTCGAAAGCAAGACGAAATGCGTTTGGGCTATCTCTATGCCTAGCGGCTTTCTCCATGCAAACGATGCCACTAAATGCAGCCACATTAACTGATCATTACAAGCTTTACTTACATTCAAAAGTAATAAGCGAAAAACAATATATTTGTGCTTTATATGTAGGTTTCATAGAGTCGAGATGGAATACACAATCGCGCAATGGTGATCATTATGGACTATTTCAAATGCGCAATAACAAAGTCAAATATATGAATGGATACCAACAAATTGATTTATGGTTAAAGTATGTTAATCATCGTTATCATGGCTCCACTTGTAATGCAATGCAACATCTTAAAGATAAAGGTTGGCAATGAGTAAAGGTTGGAAAGGCGGAAGCACAAGTCAATGGCGCAAGCTTCGCGAGCTTGTCTTTGCAAGAGATGGTGCTATCTGCGTTCAATGCGGAGAAGATGAACGATCAAACTTACATATAGATCACATAATTCCTAAGAAGATTGTTGGTGATGCTGGTGATCAATTAGATAATCTTCAAGTGCTATGCAAACGCTGCAATCTAAGCAAGGGGGGCAGTTTTTTTG